GTTATCACCATGAATCGCAACCACTTGGGACCAATATCGAATCTGACGAGAAGATATCGCATATTTTTTTGAAAGAATTTCCGATGATTCTCCTGATAAGAATTCATTAGCTATGATAATTTTTAAATCTCGACTATATTTTGACATAAAAAGACCCCTGTAATTGGTTGTCCAACTATTGGGGGTCACTTCAAATTACTAAGGTTTTTGCTTTTTAGTTACTTTATTTTGGTTGGTTTGACCATTCAATATTTGGCGCTAGTTCGATATCAATGCGATTTATTAGCACTCGATATTTTTTCCATTCAACGAGTAATTGCGCTTCTTGCTCACTAGCAATTTGTGAATCAACCGCATCTTGTAAATAACTGAGTTGTGAAGCTGCTTCAGCAAGGAATTGATTTTTCTTGGTTAAAGCTTGATTGACTTCATATTTATGCTTTTTATTTTTATCAAATTGCCATTTTTTCCCATCCCAGCTATCAAATTCACTGGCTGGTTTTAATTCAGTAAAACCATCAGGAATTTCACCCACCTCTTGAAGGATAGTTTCTGCACCCGTTTCAATTGAGTAAATCTTAGTGCCACGTAAATCTTTAGGATAAGTTCATTGTTGACCATTGTGAATAATAGCATGATTGTCTGTAACACTTTTTGGTGCTTCTAAATAAGCATTAGCAGGTAAGCCAACACCAATTGGTAAATATTGATAGGTTGCTTGTAAAAATTCATCTTTAGCGTCAACGTTATAAATAACGGCCCAACAAGCTGAAATTGTTAAGCCGCTATTATCTAATACAGCTGATTCAGGCTGTAATTAGTATTTCATTAATATCTTCCTGATTATTCAGCTTTAACTATATACATAAATGTAATATTTTTACTATCAGGGCGATCTTTATTTCTAGAATTATCCCAATTTCGTAAATCTGGTAATTTTCTATCCCAATATGCATAAGCTAGTTTCGGGTATTTTTCCGCATCAATGTCAGCTCCATTACACTCCAAATATCCTACAGGTGGTTTAGATTTAGGCCATGGTAGTGGTACGCCGACTGGTGGTGCAAAACGATCTATATTTGCTTCTGTGACGGTCTCAACCCAAGCCCTTTTTTCAGTAGTATATCCACAACGGCTAAAAAGTCTTGGTGAATCATGGTCAGCAACGTATAATTGCTCAATGTGAGCACCGTAATTGCCCTCCCCAGCATAAACTGCCAACGCTGCACCACAATTACTATATGTGAACTTTGGGAGTTTTGAGGCAAATTTATTGGTAGTTACGCCATAAAAACCGGTTAACAATCGTTTTTCTGGATTACTCAATGGAGCACCGGCTTTTGCACCAATTCCATAATCACCTGCTTTTAGAACTGGTTTATCGTTAATAGTTACATCATTTACATTTTTAAATTGCCAAATGTTTTTGGTTGAATCGTAGTCTAATTTTCTTTCCGATGTGTTAGTTTTAGCATTATAAAACACATGAGAATAACGATCGCTTGAAGTCATCAATGTCATTGAATCATTGTTAGAATTGTTAATTTTCAATCCGTTATTTGATAATGTCAATAGACCCGTCATTGTGTCACCAGCACGTTTTACTGCTCCATCATACACTTTTTTGACCGCTAATGGCGTTGCGGCTTGGGTTTCGAGATTAGAATTAATTGCTGAATTCAGTTGCACAAAGCCTTTGGCTCTAGTGGTGGCATTGGGGTGATTGGTTGATTTTTCATGAGCAGTGATTTTTGCTGTAATTGTATCATTAACATATTTTTGAGTTGCAGTCGTTTGAGTAGCGTCGGCTCTTGGTTCAATGTATTTCCGCGCAGCAAACACTTCGATTGTTTCGTTTTTCAGCTCAATAGCTTCTGTGTTATCGACAATGAACTCCATTCTAATCACTTGTGTTCGACTACTGTCTTCAAGACAATTGGGCTTATAAGTTGCAGGGTAGTTACCTACGGCGATCAGATTATCTTCATCATCAAATAAGCCAATTTCTTGAATAAACCAGCCACCATCAGTTTCAGGTATAACTTGTTCTGCAATAATTTGACAAGGGTTTTCATTGTCGACGAATAATTTGTCGATAGCTGCACGTCTAACTTCATGAACTAATTTGGTTTGGGTTGCATCAGGTGTAGTAATATTACCGTTGCCATCACCCACTGCCATTTGAGTTATTTTAAGTTGAAAACCCAGTGACGTAGCATTATCTAACAATGCTGCCCCTTTTTGAGTTAAAATTGTATAGTATGTTTGATTCATAGTATTATCCTCATAATATCGATTATTGAATAGTTGTGCCAAAATGGCGTTTAGATTGTGTTGTTACTTTTTCAGCAATACCAGGATAGATAAGTAAAGTATTGCTTTTATTGCTACTGGTTCCAATGGTTAATGCTCCTTTAGTTATATGCTCACTACATTTAACCAATGGGGTATCTAGTTGAATTTTGTTACCTGTTATAGCGGTAACTTGTTCTCTAGCTTCAATCACTTCGTATTTGTTACCCTTGAATGTCGACTAAGTCGGCGAGATAATAATTTTTCATAATGACTATGATGAAATTTTATGAGATAGAAATAAAGCAAGCTTGGTTGTAGAGAATTGTTTTACAAATTTTCAATCAGCCAAGTTGGATTTAGGTTTATTGGCATAATTTAATTATTAACTTTCTATCCAACCATTTTTTAACTTAAAATCACTTGGTTAATTGAATATTAAAAATATGCTTTAAAAAGAAAACTACGTTTAGCCTTTTGTTAACAGTATTTATAGTGAATATTTTTATGTTCACTTTCGTTTATGAAGTTTAGAGATGCTGATGAAATTTCAAACTCTTTTGAAAGTCCTTTTATTGTAAGTAAAAAATGATAATAGTGCAGACGAAATAAATACTTATGAAAGTATCAATGCTTTATTAGAACAAGAAGTTAAAAAAACCATAAACTCTTCTTTTAATTTATGTGAAATAATTGATAAGCATTTATTTCAATACAACTATTCATTTGCTTAAATCGCTATTTTTCAATTTATTACAATCATTTCAATGCATTATTGTGAATTGGTGTTGTTAGCCTATTTTCCTGAACGGCAAAGGGTGCTTATATTACCTTTACTTTTTAATAAACAGATCAGTAATGATGTATTCATCAATACTTGAGCTAAATTAGCTCGATGAGGTAGATTAAAAAATGAAAATAAGCTAACAGCAGCACTTGATACTACCATTAACCAAGCTAACCAACTGTATTTAACTTTGTGGCGGCAATTATTGCGATCGAAAGTAAATAATCGCACTGCAATCATTAAACAAAAAATAGCATTGAGTATCGTTATCATTATTTTTTACCCCTAAAGTTATTGAAAAGGTCAGTTGGATCATCGAATTTTTTAATTAGCCATAATAATAATTTAACGCTAATAGCTGATGCAACTAATGCACCTAATCCTGGTGGTATCTTAGTTTGAATATTGGTTGGAAAAATTGGGATGAGTAAATACTGTGTCATTTCAGCTAAGAGCAAACCCATAGCAAATGAGATAAAAAATAGGACGATGCGACGAAAAGGAGAAATATATTGCTCACTAATTACTAATAAAATCGAACCACAAAGAGCGCCTAAAATAACACCATTTTCAGTGTTAGGATAAACTATAGATAATGAAAAAGCGCTGATAATTGAGGTAAAAGTTAGACTAGTGGGCTCTGTCATTAGGTTTGTCCCATAAATTAATAAAATTAAAATTTTTCTCATATACCGATTCTAGTAAATTTACTTCTTTACATATAGGGAATATTCTTCAATTACTCCATAGCTAATTTAGACTTATTTTTTTACCGCGACATCGCTGGTGTTACAACAAATAAGGTTTGGCGGAAAACAAAGGTGTCGATCTATTAAAACCATTACGTCGCCGAGGTGCGAGGGTTAATTGTTATAAATAGTTATTTAATATTATGGTCGTTGTTAAATCATTTTTAAGCAATTAAGTGAAATTGTGGCAACTTGAAATACAATACGTTGAAGGATTACGATAAAATATTGTCGATCAATTAACAAAAATCAGTTGCTATCAAAGTTATTAATCTCTCGAATAGCTTGTTTATCAGCATTACATTTTTCAATGACATGCAATAGATGTTCGTTGTATTTAAGACTATCGCCAAAGGTCATTGGTTGAGGAGGCAAGTTCGGCTGACAACTAGTGAGTAAATTTTCGGGTATTGGTTGACTGACGAAGGTTTTTCGCTCGGTTGTACAAGCTACCAGAAATAGGCAGAGGCACCAGCTGGTTAGCGCAATAATTCTCTTTGAGTTGACCATTAATCTGTTCCTAATTTTGTAGCGATTGCTGTTCTAAATACTGTTTATTTTTTTCATTGTCAGCGATAGTTTGATTATTTTTGATAATCGTTTGTTGTAATTGACCTAATTTTTGCGTCAATTGACTGGTTTCATTTTGTGCTAATTGTTTAGCTTGCAGTAAATCGTTAATAATAAAAAACAATAACATAAATGCAAAAGCAATAGTGACGTTGGTTTTGTTCATATTAATCCTGGTAAATAAATAGTTTTGCCGTTTTGTTTTACTGCTGTAAGAACACGTCTGCGTTGGTTTGTGTGACTAAATTCAATATGAACCCATTGATTATACTCTTTGATAATTTTGTCAAATTCAACGCCAGCCATAATTAATCGTTGGCAAATTTGTTTTGGATTACCGTAGGCACAGTGGAAATCAACTGCTAAACCTTTGGTATGAGCGCTGGTTTGTGACCCTCCCACCTTATTATTTAAAGCAGGACAGCGGTATCCCGATGAAATAATGATTGGATGAGCTAAAGCTTCTCTAACTGATTCTAATTTATTAGCTGTTAGATGAATATTTACCATTAAGTCATCAGGTACATGATTATCTATTTTTAGTCGAGTTGCTGTTATTGAACGAGTAAATTCTTCTAATGTGAAGTGCTCGGTTAATTTCATGACTCTTCATCTCCTTTGATATATATAATTCATCTTTTTTCCACAATTTTAATTAAGGTGGTTCCAGATAAACTCACTAGATCAGCTATATCGCTGGTAAGTTCAAATCACCTAATTGATAAAAGCCAATTTAATAAAAATAAATCTTTCGAGTTATTATTAATC